TTTTAATCAAACATTTTATACAGGAATGCAAGCTACTCGTTCACAAAAAATGATGAGTCAAATATTTGGCGGATCAATGATGTCTAGGGAAGAAAATACTCCAGAAACTGCAACATCAGATACTAAAGGTACATCACCAGTTGGAAGTGAAACTGGATCTCATACTACATTGTCAACAAGTGAACAAAATCAAGTAAGTGGCGGCGGCGGAACAAACGATACAGGGACATCTGTTGCTAAAACTTGGAACAACAATCTTATTAATACTGATAGAGATATGATTACTGTTGATCTAGAAATTCACGGCGACCCATATTGGATTATGGATGCTGGATTAGGAAATTACTTAGGAATAGCAAATCCTGTAAACTCTGCTATAACACTTGAGGGTTCTTGTAACCCAGTAAATGGTACAGTTACTACAGTATTAAATTTTAGAACTCCAATGGACTATGATGGCAAAGATGGTTTTGTAAAATATCCACTTGGCGGCTTCTTGCCAATTGCTATGTTTAGTGGAGTTTATAGAACTATATACGTTACTAGTAACTTTAAAAACGGTAAGTTTACTCAAACGCTAAACCTAGCAAGAATAATGAATCAAGACTTGTCGCCAACTGCTGTAGTAAGTTCATTAGTTGGTGCATTTAAAGGTTCTGCTGCAGGACAAGCATTAGGTATAGGTACAGAAGAAAACAACATGGGATCATCGACATAACATGGCACAACAAACCCGCACTCCTAGATCAGATAATATTAGTCCTGGTGTTCATATTGGCAAGGTGGTAAGTCACCTTGACGGAACATTCATGGGCGGCATTGAAGTAGTGATTGCTAAAAGAACAGCAGCCGGTCCTATTGAAAATTATATTACTTGTAAATATGCTAGTCCTTTTGCTGGCCAATCGCCATATGATGGATTAACAGATAACGATGGACACGAGTATTCACAAAAAAGTTACGGCTTTTGGGCTGTTCCTCCAGACCCAGGTACAATGGTTATTGTGCTTATGCCAGACGGCGATTATAGTCAAGCATATTGGGTAGCATGTGTTCCAGATCTTGGAATGAATTTTATGACGCCAGGAAATTCTTCTACAACAGCAAATAGCGATGATACTTCCATTCCGTTACCTGTTGCAGAATATAACAAACGTCAAGAAGAAGGCGCCGGACAAGATTATACTAAATTTATAAAACCTACAAATACAGTTGAAAAAGAACGTTTAGAAAACGCAGGACTAGACAAAGATTTTGTTAGAGGCTATAATAGTTCTAGTGCAAGAAGAGAAGCTCCGAGTGCTGTATTTGGTTGGAGCACTCCAGGGCCACCTGATATGGACGGCCCAACATATCCATATGGTAGAACTGGAGCATCGATACAACGACCATTCAACAGACTAGGTGGATCTAGTTTTGTTATGGATGATGGTGATATGAGTTTGCGCCGTAGAAAAGCACCAGGCGGTGATGATTCTGACAAACCTTCATATGCTAATATTAATAAAGGCGAGTCAGACGGTGATAAAACTATTCCTGCTAATGAATTAGTTAGGCTTCAAACTCGTCACGGTCATCAAATTTTATTACATAACTCAGAAGACTTAATTTATATTTCACACGGTAGCGGAAATAGTTGGATTGAAATGACATCCAATGGTAAAATTGATGTTTATGCTAAAGACAGTATAAGTTTTAGAACAGAAAATGATATTAATTTTTATGCAGACAGAGACATAAATTTTGAATCAGGCGGCAACACAAATTTTACATCTACTGGCGGAAGTACATTTATTTCGTCTAATAATAACGTAGAAATTAAAGCAGGCATTGACGGTAAGATTACCGCAGGCAATAGTACTAATATTGCAGCTAAAACTCATCATGAAACAGCACTTGACGGAATTTATATGAATTCAAAAGAAACTGCTGCTGAAGCCGAAGCGGCAGTAGTACCAGTTAGAATTCCTGCACATGAACCATGGTCAGATCATGAAAATAATAATCCAAAAGAATTCGTAGCTGATAAAACAGCTGCAGTTTCGTTAGAAGAAAGAAAAGATTTTGTAAACGGTACACTAGCAGAAGCACCGGCACAGCCTGAACTAACTGATACATTTAAGCGTTCAACATAATAAGGTAAATACGGTATGAGTACAATAGAAAAAAGTTTATACAAACAAGTTTCAGTAAAAGGTAGTAATAACTCTGATAAAATTACCACAGAAAAAAGCCCTACATACAGAGGCTTTAGCACAGTGGATGATGAGGGAAGTAGTCATATACTACATGACATTGCCCTTATTAAACAAGATATTATCAATCACTTTCATATCCGTCAAGGAGAAAAACTTAGTGATCCTGAATTTGGAACAATTATATGGGACATATTATTTGAACCATTAACAGATACAGTTAAAAATGCAATTGTTGAAAATGTGTCAAGAATTATAAACTATGATCCTCGTGTTCAAGTAAATCAAATTACTGTAGATTCGTATGAAAGTGGTATTCAAGTGGAGTGCGAGCTTTCATATCTACCTTATTCTATAGTAGAAAAACTTCAGTTAAAATTCGATGAGGACGCTGGGTTTTTAACACAGTAATTATATACGCACTTATCGATCTCATATAAATACTGTTATAGATAAGGAATAGCCGATGTCGTCAACAGATAGACAAAATAGACTGCTTTTAGCAGAGGACTGGAAAAGAGTATACCAGTCATTTAGAAACGCAGATTTTCAGAGTTACGACTTTGATAATTTACGCAGAACCATGGTTCAGTACCTAAGGGAAAACTATCCCGAAGATTTTAATGACTATGTTGAATCAAGTGAATACCTTGCACTAATAGATCTTATTGCATTCTTAGGTCAAAATATTTCTTATCGTATTGACTTAAATGCTAGAGAAAATTACTTAGAACTTGCAGAGCGTAGAGAATCAGTTCTCCGTTTAGCACGTTTGCTTTCATACAATCCTAAGCGTAATCAACCTGCTAACGGATTACTTAAAATTCAAAACATTAGAACTAGTGAAGAAGTTAGAGACAGTAATAATGTTAACTTACAGGGTCAAAATATTACTTGGAATGATCCTGCTAACAGCGATTGGTACGAACAGTTTATTAAGGTAATGAATACAGCATTGCCTGTTAACGGAACATTTGGTCGACCAGCAAAAAAATCAGTTATAGCAAATGTTGACACTGAGCAATACAGATTTAGTAGTACTAATACTGATGTACCTACATACCAATTTAACAAAACTATTGATGGCAGAGCTGTGCGCTTTGAAATAGTATCTACAGATATTACAGACACTATTCAAGAAGAAGCACCATTCCCAGGAAACAACTTTGCTATGTTATATAGAGATGACGGCAAAGGACCTACAAGTTCAAATACAGGATTTTTTAGTCACTTTAGACAAGGTGTTTTAGATCAAGGTGTATTTACAATTAATGACTATGCATCAAACCAAGCTGTTGCAATTGAAACTCCGCAAATCAATAATACAGATGTGTGGTTATACAGTTTAGATAGCGTAGGCAACGAAAAAGAATTATGGACTAAAGTTGAAGCTCTACAGGGTAACAATGTCATTTACAATAGTCTTAACAAAGATAATAGAAATGTATATTCTGTACTAACTAGAGTTGACGATAGAGTTAGCCTAGTGTTTAGTGATGGAGTATTTGGAAATATTCCAACTGGACAATTTAAAACTTATTTTAGAACTAGTTTAAATGAAAGAGTTATTATTACTCCTAAAGATTTTAGAGGAATAACAATTACAGTTCCTTACCTTTCAAAGCGTAATAAATTAGAAACTCTTACAATAACTTATAGTTTACAATATACAGTTGATAACAGTACTAATAGCGAATCAACAGCGTCAATAAAACAAAATGCACCAACAACATACTATACACAAAATAGAATGGTTACAGGTGAAGATTATCAAATTGCACCTTTAGGAATCAATCAACAAATTGTAAAAGTTAAAAGTGTTAATAGAGTCTCAAGCGGAATTAGTAGATATTTTGATCTAGTAGATGCTACTAGCAAGTACAGTCAAACAACGTTGTATGCAAATGACGGTGTTGTATATAAAGAAACACAAACTAAAAAGGATGGATTTTCTTTTACTACTAGAACCGATGTAGAAGGCGCTGTAGAAAATACTATTGTACCAATCTTAAGTGATAAGAAAATTAGAAATTATTACTTTGATAAATTTAACAAAATTATAACAAGAGACTTAGGTGTTAATTGGGTACAGACTACAAAAGAAACAAATCTATCTACAGGATATTTTAAAAACATTGAAGACGTTCCGTCAACATTAGGTAATTTTACTGGATCTATTCTAAGTCTTGTTACTGTTGGATCTTTAATAAAAGTAATTGCTCCTGGATATGTTGCAAAAACTAATGCATCTGATCCTGATACTTCGACTAATCACTTTAATTCAAAAGGTGAACTGATTAACGGAACAGCAAAACTATTAGGTGACAGTTATTACAAATGGGTAAAAGTTGTTAGAATTAATGGAACTGGTTTTGAGCCAACAGAAGATGGCGCAGGTGCTGTTATACTAAATGATATTATTCCAACTGGAGCAATACTATTTGAAATTAAGCCACCATTAGCTAATAACCTAGAATCGGGCGTTAAACAGCAAATAATTGATCAAATATTTTCGTACAAAACATTTGGTTTACGATTTGATCAAGTTGCTGCAGAATGGCGTATTGTTACAGAAAATAACTTATCACTAGGAACAGGATTTAGTACAGGTAAAACTGGCGATGTTACAAATCAAAATCTTGATGCAAGTTGGTTAGTTTTATTTGAAACAAACGGAGAAAGGTATACTATTACATATCGTTCAATGAGATTTGTTTTTGAGAGTGATAATGAAATGCGTTTTTATTATGATTCAAGCGATAAAATATTTGATAATAAAACAGGAAAAATTATTAAAGATAGTGTCACTGTACTAAACATTAATACACAGCCTGATAATCCAGCACCGTTTACTCAAGATTTTAATTGGGAAATAGTTGATGCATATAGAGATAACGATGGCTATGTTGATAGTAAAAAATTAGAAGTCAGTTATTATGACGATGACGAAGATGGCGTAGTAGATGACGCAGATTTATTTGAAGAAATTGTTCAACCAGAAATAAACTCTACTAACAAATATATTATCTTTGAAAAAATTACTACAGCTGATGGTGTAGAAGATTTCAACTATCTTTCAAATAATGACGATTCTATAATTATTTTAAATTCTAAAACTGAAGTTGCTCCATTTAGTACATATACTGATCAGCAAATATTTTATTATATAGATACTGATGTATTTGAAATACTAGACAAGACAGCACTTAAATTAAATATCACATCTAATTATAAAGCAAGGATAGGTAGAGATAACTTAAAATTCCGCTACATCCATGCAGCAAGTTCTGAGTCTAGAATAGATCCTAGTGCAAGTAATATTATTGATATGTATTTGCTAACTAGAAACTACGATAATAACTTTAGACTATGGTTACTTGAACAATCTCAAACAAAACCGCTACCACCAAGTAGTGATCAGTTGTTTATTGAGTATGG